CATATGCTCCCCATCCAGAGTTCACTACTTTGTTCTCCATTGCTTCTATATCCTCTTTGCGATATAGCAAGTCAGCACTCATCATCTTCTTGCAGAATGGTCTCTGTGGTGATGGGTCTCCTCTGTATCTGTATCTGGTGATGAACAACTTTGAATTCATCCTCTTGTCCTGTTCAGATATTTGATTGGGAGTTCCCTTCACTACTCTGGTTGCAAGTTCATGTGACTCTATTGACTCAAGAAGTTGGTTGTCTTCTTCATCTGTATCATAGTCAACCTTGAATTCATCAATCAGAATCCAATCAGTATCTGGTTTCTCACCAAGAGCAATCAACACATCAGCAGAATCATCAAGATTCAGTCTCTCAGTCTCTACTTTTTTTTTTCCAGATAGATGATGCATCATAGTTTGAACTGCATTCATTGCAATCTCACTTGGATTCACACTACCAGAAGAGATTCCTGTGAAGATATCTTCAACTTGTTGGTCTGTCAATGTCGGGAATGATGCTTTCATGACTGCTTTTGCAGAAGGAACAGGAAGAACACCAGTTGCAGACTGAATAAGTATCTCAATCATGCTGGATATTTGCGCTCCATTGAGAGCAGTACCAGCAACATCACCACTACCAGATGCTTGTGCTTCATCTGCAATCATTGATTGAGTCTTCAATGGTGTGTTTGGTACAATCACCAGTTGAATTCCTTGCATCTCTACAGATAGAATCTCTTCAAGTCCATCAGTCACCTTCCTTTGTGCTGGTTCAATCACTTGATTGATGAAGATTTGGAGTCCTGTTTCCATTTCATCCTTGTTGCTACCAAAACCAGTATTGTCTCTGATACCAAAGAGGAGAGGGGTAGTGATTCTGTGAGCAATCATCACTTCCTTTCTGGATGATTCACTCAAGAATTCATACTGCTTGTCTGCATCTTGTATAGGGAATGGAATCACATCTACTTTCTGAGTATCTGGTTCATTGAATGTCATGATGAACTTTCCAGCATTCCTTGCTCCAGACAATTTGCTCTCCCAGTCTGTCATCATCTTCCTCTGTTTCTCTGGGTCTGTCTCACCATTGTAGAAGTTGACAATGAATGATGGGAATAGACCAGAAAGAATGTTGGAACAATGGTAGATTCCAATCTGCTTGGAGAGTTCAATGTAGTTGACTGCACTCCAGTAGTCTGGTCTTGGATATACTTGTCCAGATGTGTAGTTGAAGCACCAGTACATCTGTCTTCCCTCTGTTGACTTCTTCAGAGGATTGAATCTGGGAATGAATACTGGTTTGTTTTTCTTCTTCTTTGTAGCAGACCAGTCATCACTATGGTATACTCCAATGATGTCTTCAGACTCTGTATCAATTCCAATTCTACATTCCTCAAAAGGGATGTGCTTCATCTTTGCAATCCCAGACTTGTCAAGTGTGTAGATGACTTCAATGTAGTATCCACCATATTTCTTCAAGTCATGTGATGCACCATATGAAACATTGTAGGTATCCAAAGAATCTACTCTTGTTTGATATGCTCCAGCATGAATTGCTTTCCCAGCAATCATGTCACCGATAGAGATACATAGTGAACCATGAACTGGAGATGTTTCTGATAGTTCCCTCAAGTAATTTGGGAAGAGATTCCTTTCTCCAAAGTTCACCCATCCTCCTCTATCTGCTTTCTCAGTAGTTAGAACAGGAGAGTAGTCACTCAACTTGAGTGAAACTACATTTGTATTTGTTGTCTTCTCATCCATTGTATATCACATCATCTTGAATTGATATGTTCTGCACATCAAAAGCAGTTGAACCATCAGACAAAATTGACCAACCAATCTGACACAATCCTACTACAGAAGCATCTGTTGGATTGGTATTGGTTGAACTATTCTGTCCATACACTTCATACCTATATCTTCCAGCAAGTGTGAGTGATGCAGTAGTCACATTCAGAATAGTGATTCTCTGATTCTCTCCAATGATGGTTGGTACTTGTTTCAAATCTACTCCAACAATTGAATTCTCTTCATGGGTAAGTATGAACAGATAGTGAGTGAATGGTGTTGCAAAGTATTGTCTTGCTTCATCCAGACTCAATCTCACAAGTTGATTGGGAGTATTTGTGTCAAGGTATATCATTGGTCTATCAGTTAAAAAAAAAAGGGAAGGAATACTCCCTCCCTTTTATGGTGTGCAAGGGATACTATCACTTGCTTGTACTTGTCACTATCAGTATGCTGGTGATACTGTGATTCCAGCAAAGTTCTCAAAAGGAGTTTCAGTTGCTACATCAAACTGGTCAAGGAATGGACACAATTCTGGTTCTTCAGCAGTAATTGTACACATATATCCAGACATATCACCTTTTGCTTTTCCAGACTGGTATGTACCAGCAGTCAAGAATCCACCATCAGTCCGACCAACAAACAAAATCTGGTCATCATAGAGACGAACAAAGACTGCAAGTTTTGCTTTTGATAGTGTGTTGAATTCAATGTGTTTGTCTGGGTCTAATTTGCCCAATGTGAATTCAACTGCTTGGGTGAAAAACAAAGTACCATTCTCCAGATTCTGATTTGGAGTCATGGTCAAAGCACCAGTTGAGCGGTTCGGTTGATATCGATAGATGGTTGCAGTAGGCAAAGTAGTCACCACACCAGCAGTCAATACTACACCAGATTCAAAGTTCTCCCAGTTTGAAAGGAAGACTTCCTTCACTCCACCAATTCCCTCGTTGCACTGCAAAGTGAAACCTTGGGTTAAGAAACAATCTGCCATAACTTATTGATTATTAATGAGTTAATACTATTTAAAATGCTGAACCATATGCAGCAATCTTGCTACCAATTCCATACTGAACACCAGCAAAAAACTTTGCAGAGAATCGTACGTTGTCTTCACCAAACTCACCCATATCTTTCACAAGAATGTTGTTCCAGTCTGACTCTACATTTGTACCAAACCACAAGTTTGACTTCTGAGTCATCAACATGGTGTTGGCTGGAAGACCAGCACAAACTCCAATCTGATACATACCAAGGAATGTCTTTGGTACTTCAGCACCACCGAATGTGTACCATCCATTTCCAGCAGCAGCAGAAGCAAACATGAACTTCTCCCACACATCTGTACTCAAGTACATAATTGGTTTCTCTGTTGAATTCTTGATTGCTACTGGTAGTTCTGCAACCATGCGCTGCATCTCTGCAAATACGTTTGAATTGGTGATTGCAACAGGAGTAGACACAAAGTTCACATCACCATCAACATCATTGCTGATGAGAGTCACCAAACCATCATATGAAGTTGCGCTATCAGTACCAGTCCACATCTTGGTCTCATTTGCTGCTGCAATTCCTTCCAGCATATTTGCAATCAAGTTGTCTGTCAAAGCAGTCTCCAAGTTCCCATTCTGGACATCTCGTGCTGCCCAATCTTGCACGTAGGTATTCTTGCAAATTTCTCGCTGAACTTGGAACTTCTTGATGGTCAAGAATCGCTCTGTGATTGCTACTTCACCCAGAGGAGTGAATGAACAATTGGGTGCTTCAAAATCTACATCATCAACCAACTTCTTCACTACTTCCCTCCAATCTACATTGGTGCGGAATGTGACAAAGTTGAGTGAGTCGTTTGCTTGGAAAGCAGAGCGGATGTATTCACCAGCATACTTTCCAGCATAAGTTGTGTCTAAGGTATTTGTTGTAGGCATAACAAAAAAATAATTAAAGAAATTATACTGGTTTAATTTGATTTCGATTGTTCAATGTTGAAGAGGATTCTCTCTTTCAATGTCATCTGTGAGTATGACTTCTCAGATGTTTGTGACTTCTCCTTTGCAAAGACATGACTCTTGGTCTCTTTGATAGATGAAGTTGATGCAGTCTTCTTGAGTGATGACAATTCAGTCTTCAATGAAGATACTTCTTGAGATGACTTGATTGCTTTCTCAGACTCTGTTGCAAGTTGTGTTGCAAGTTCAGTCTTCTCATTGGTGAGAGCATTCACTTTCTCGCTCAAAGACTCAATGATTTTCATCAAGTCCTCTGATGACATCTCTTGCTCTGTTGGTTGACCAAACTCTGCAATGAATCCATTCTCATCTACAATCACACTTGTACCATCTTCAAGAACATATTCTCCAGCAGCAACTGGTACTGGTGTACCATTCTCATCCATAGTGTAGATGTCTGCTCCTACTCCCCAAGCATCAGCGGTTGAGTATATCATTGTTCCATCTTGAAGTTTACCTTCAGAAGAAAGTTTGATTTCATCTTCAAGTTGAACACCAACTTGTGATGGGTCTATATTGAACTTGTGAAATGTCTCTTTGAGACGAGTGATGAAATTCTTGGACATGGTTGTTCTTTTCAGTAGAAAGAAATAGACACATCTATTCCCTTGATTGTTCATAGTTCAATCTATTGACATCAGACTTGTGGTGATGGTCTGCACATATATTTGTCAAGAGCATTGATTGAGTCCTTGCTTGATAGATATAGTGTGTATGTTAAGTGAAAAAGAGGAGTCCTTTGACTCCTCTCTTCATTTACTCCAAAACCAATTCAACAAACTACAATCACAATTCTTGAAGTAGTTTCTCAAGTTCAGCAATGAACAAGTCTTCACTTGATGGTGCTGACATAGACAAACCAATCTCATTGAACATTCCTTCTATTGAAAATCCTCTGATAGTTCCATTCTTCACTTCCTCCCAGATAGACTCATCATCTACTTTTGTTCCAATCATCCAAGTTCCTACTGGTACATCAAGACCAAGTTGTCTTGACTTGTCTTGCTCTCCTTCCACTATCCATGATTCTACCACCACACATCCAGAGACTGGATGCTCATGCTCATAGGTATGCTGGTGCTGGAGATTCTGCTTGAGGAATTGATGAGCACACTTCATGATGGTCTCCTTCTCAAACATGATGTAGAATTCTTCACCATTCCCGTCCAATCTAAGGATGTGCTTGTCTGGTACAAGAGCAGCACCATACAACATCTTCCTCTCCTCTTGTATCTGACTCAGTTTAATCTTGGACAAACTCACCCAGAGTTCTTCTATTGCTGGGTCATGCACCAATCCAATTGCTGAGATTCCCAATTTTCCTTGGTCATCTATCACACACTTGACTACTCTTTTCTGTTCCATGTTGTTCTATTTTATTCTTGCTAAATTTTCAACTTTGTCTCTTGCTTCAGTTGCAGATGCAACATCACCAGCAAGTACATATGCTGGAGTGATTTGGTCTGGTCTATTGTTGATGAAGTTTGTCACCAATGGATTGAATTGAGCAGAAGAGTTTGTTGTTCCAGTTGTCTCTCCTCCTCCACTACCCATACTTCCACCACCACCACCACCACCACCAGAAGGAGTTGTACTACTTCCACCATCATACTGGGTCTTTGCAATCTTTGCAACATTAGCAAGTCCAGCCACAACTGCAACACCAGCAGCAATTGCTCCTCTGACTGGTGCATCTGGAGTAGGTACTGAAAGTTGTGAGAGATATGCTTTGTTTGCTGATGCATATGTGTCGGCAGTTGCTTGAGCAATCTGTAGTGCTTTGTTTCTCTTGAATGCTTTCTTCCTTCCCGCTTCTGATTTGTTCTCACCAAGTTCACTCAATGAAGTGAGCAAGTTGATTCCCATAGTAGCCCATTCTACTTGCTGGTCTACTCTCCTCTGTCTCTCTTCTAATTCTATCAGAGTTCTTTCTTCTTCATACTTCTTTGTCAAAGCAGTCACATCTCCACCATGTTTCTCAATCATTGCTTTTTCCAACTTGAATTGTTCATCAAGTTGCTGAAGTTTCAATTCATACTCACTCTTCCCAGCATCACTTGCAATCTTCAATGCTTCCTTCTTCTCATCTGCAAGTTCTTTGTCCTTTGCTTTCTTTGCTTCTATTCTTTCCTTCTCTCCCTCTTGTTGAATCTCTGTGATTTTCTTTTGCAATTCAGTCTCCAGAGCAACATAGTCCATCCCCAGAGTTTTTGCATTCTCAATCAAGGTGAAGTATTCATCTCTGACTGCTTCAATTCTGATGTCTTTGTCTGACATCTTTGCTTTTCTGATTCTCTCAGTCAAGTCTTCTTCCATTGCAATCTCATCCATCATCTGAGTTTCCTTTGCTGCTTTCAATGCATCAGCAATCTCTTTGGCATCTGCTTTCTTTTTCTCCTTTGCTGCTTTTCCTTTGTCTGCATCTTCCTTTGCAAATTGTGCATTCAACTTTCTCTCTTCCTCATTTCGGACTGCATTCAATTGACCAAGCATCTCTTGTGTTGCACCAAGTTCAATCAACTTCTTCTCTTGGTCATCAAAGGAATTCTTCAAGTCATCAGATGCTTTCTGTCTTGCAGTCAATCCAACTTGATTGAACTTTCTTTCCAAGTCGAATGCTGCTTGGTTGAGAGCATTGATTCTCTCAATCTTCAATAGTTCCATTTCAACTTCCAAGTCTGCTTTTCTCTTTCTTGCATCAGTCAACTGCTTGAACTGGTCTTCTGTCATCTTTGTACCATTCTTCTCTTGGTCAAAGATTGCAAGTATCTTTCTTGCATTGTCTTCCTGTTCCTTCCTGTTTGCTGAGACTCTTGCTTCATAGACTTTTTGTGCATTCCCTTGTGCATCTGCAAGAGCAATCTTCTCATCTCTCTTCCTTGCTTCAGCATTCACATCAATCATCTTCAGCATTCTATCGGTTGACTCTTGAACATTCTTCTCAGCAACTTTGAATGCCATGTAGATTGCAGTTCCAGCAAGAGCAATTGCAGTCAATATCAAGACTACTGGATTGGACATGATTGCAGTTGCCAATCCCCAGAATGCTTTTGCAGAGTCCTTGATTCCTCCTGTGAATTCTTTCCATCCAACACTTTTGATACTCACAGAGAGTCCTTTGGTTGCTTGAGTGAATCCCTCAAAGTCCAAGTTGGTCAATCTCTCCTTCATCAATGCAAGTCCACCAGAAGTCTGTTCAAGTGAACTACCTGCTCTTGCACCAACTTCCTCATTGAAGTCCTTTGCTTTGTCCTTCAGTTCTGCAAGTTCTTTGGACATATCATTGAACTGCTGACTTCCTTGTGGAATCTTTCCAGATAGAAGTTCATTCTGAAGTTCTTTGATTTGTTGTCTGAGAGTCTTGACTGGTTGGACTACTGGGTCAATCTTTCCTCCCAGATTGGTGAATTCATCTGCAACTTTTTTGTACTGCTCTGAATCTGGTGCAAGTCCATCAAGTTGTTCTTTGAGATTCTTGAGTCTTGCTCCTGTCAATTCCGATACACTTCCTCCCAGTTCAATGTAGGTTGCATTGAGTTGCTTCCATTCCTCAGTATTTGGGTCTGTAGTAGAAAGAGTATTCTTCAAGTCTTTGAGTCCACCATTCAAGACTTTTGCATTCCCTCCCAAATCTGAATACTGCTTTGCAAGTTCTTGCCATTGCTTGGTCTTTGGGTCAAGAGTCCTCAGAGACTTTGCCAAATCATTGATTTGCTTTTCTGTATTGTCTGCTGCTTCACCAGTTTTGTCCAATGCTTTGGTGACTCCATCAATTGAGGAGATTGCACCAGCACTATCAATGGATATCTTGACTTGGTATTCTTTTGCCATGTTAGAAAATCAATTTATAGATTGCATATACTACGATTGTGTACCAAGCAAATTGGAAAAAATACTTTGCACACTTCCAACATTGATACTTCCATCCATCCAACTTCCATGATGGTCTGTCTACTTGAATCTTTGCCTTCATCAATGATAGAACTGAACTGATTGAATTCTTGTTTGTCATCTGCTTTGAGTATATTGAAGTGTTGCTACTACATTTACTGCTGGTGTTGGGAATGAGTATGGTGATGCACCAATGTCATTCAATTGAATCTTGAATCTATGTTGAGTTGTGTCTGTGCTTGTATCTATAATAGGTGTAAGACTGAACTGATTCCCTTCAGAGTCATCAATAGACAATTCAATTGGTGTAGATGCATCAGCAGTAGATGCTTTCTTCCAGATAGTGAATGAGTACATTGAGTATACCCAGAATCCACCAGTATCTGAGATGTGAATGTTCATCATGCAAGACCATTGAGTATATGGTTCAAGACTCAATCTGGTGATGGTCTCATTCCCAACAAAGACTTCAATAGAATTTCCGCTTGCATTGAATACAAATGAATTGCCCATCACAATCATTCCAGTCTGCTGACTTCCTATTGCACTACTCAATCTCTCACCTCTCCATCCACCACCAAAGTGAAGTCCTTTGATTGGAGCAAGTGTATTTGAACCAAGCAAGGTTGATGATGGTTGTCCTTCTTTCGATTGAAGCAAGTCACCTTGAGCAGTTGTGAATTCATTGTTGGATGGAATGGTGATGTCTCTTCCAATAAAGGAAGACCAATTGTTGTCTGGTGATATATCTGCTCCAGTCACCATTGCAATCTTCAATGCTGGTTGATTCTTCTGTCCTTGCATCACCATACCCATATTCTCTCCACTTGGGTCATCTGGTTGGTTTGTTCCTTCTCCTCTACCCAAGCATTGATTCAATTGACTATTCCATGTGTATCCATATCTGATGCAACATGATGCTGATGGACTGACAGGATTCCCATCAAAGTCTTCAAATTGAATGAATCCATTGGGATTCCCAGATACAGGAATTGAACTGCAATCTGGTTCATCTATTCCTGTCTTGATGAGCAAGACTCTGGTAGACTCATTCATCCCAACTTTGTAGTCTGTGATTTCAAGGATTCTCCAGTATGAGTCCTTCACCCATATCTTGTCAGCAAAAGAGAATGACTGGACATCCATCACATCAAGAGCAAAGGATGCTTCAAGTATTCTTGCTTTGGGTGAGTATAGTTGATTCATGTAGTCTCTCCAGTATAGGTTGAAGAGATTCTTGAATGGATTCTCTTCTATCACATGAAGAGCAGTCTCTGGTGCAAAGTTCAAATCAAAGTCAGAGATAGTTGCATATGAGTCTGAGTAGTGATTGGTCACATTGACTGCTGACTCTACTACTACTTCATCTACTTCATCATACAACTTCACCAATCCTGTATCCGACATATAGACAAATCTCAAGTTGGGAGTCACAAATTCTCCTTTGTCATTCCTATACTTTGAGATGACAAGAGAAGTACCATTGATATAGTTGCATGGATTGGACTCAGCAGTCAACTGAATCTTCAAATCACCATCAGCAAAATCATTGATTGGTTCATCTGGACTCACTTGATATCCTTCTATCTTGTATTCTCCATATGTTCTACCATTGTCTGAGAATACTTTGGACAAGAAGTCTCCACCATTCTTGTATGTGAAGAGTATGTTCTTCTTCTGTCTGTCTGTAGTGGGATTGAGAATGATGTCCTTGCTGATATCCAACTTGTCAGTCCAGTCCAATGTATCTCCAGAATTCACATAGTCCACCATTGGGATGATGTTCAATACACTTGGTTTGAATGTGTCTGGAACAATTGCACAACAATGCATATTGATGATGTCCTTGACAAAGTCTATCTGCTTCACATCTGGTGCATTCTGATTCATCTGCATGACTGCTCCATATGCAACATTCTCAATCTTCACAAGTTCCCATCCAGTAGCGTTGAATGGGTCATAGACTGCACTACCATAGAATGGTGTATTGGTGTACAGAGTTCTCACTTCTACAATCACTCCATCACCACCAGTCATGGGAAGAAGGAAGATAGCATTGGTTGTGAATTGAACATTGATTGGTATCTGTGCAATTGCATCCTCTGCTGAGATGAAGACAGAATGTGTGAAGTAGACAAGACTTGGGTCTTGTGCGCTTCTCAATCTAAATGATATACTCTGACTCCCATCAAACAGATTGACTGGTGTGAATGTCAACCATACTCTGAATGTGTATGATGCTGGGAATGGTGGCTGATAGACTGCTCCAGCAAACAAGTCACCATTGTAGTCATATATCTCTGGTACATTGGAAAAGGTTTGACCAAAGTCCAGAAGTTGTGTGCTGGTGTATTGCGCTCGGAACAAGTATCCAGTATCTTGATTGTTGACTTGGATGCTTCTGGAATTTATCCAAGGACTCCAGTATGATGTCAGAATTGCTTGCAATGGTGTTGGATTGAGAGAGAATCCAGCATCACTCAAGATGTTGGTGAATATCCACCAAGCATTGAGATGAGGAGTCATGTCTCCAGCATAGAGAGGAATGTTGGAATCAGAGATTGGTCTTGTTCCAGTTGCAGTTGTCTCATCCCATTTCTGTCCTCTATCTACAAGAGCATACTGAACATAGTCAAAGAATTGGTTGTCTATCAATTCCCAAGTTCCAGAACTATAGTCTTCATTGAGTCCAATGTTCCATCCAATCTCATCTTGTGATGATGTGTACTCATTTGCAATTGTGATGACTCTTGTAGTAGTATCTACACCATTGCTGAGTCTGAT